TTTTTTAAGATAGTGTAACGCAAATGTGATAGCAAATGCACCAACTAAAGTAATAACAAACACTTCATGACTGATGTGTAGACCAAACACACTTCCACCCATCTTAACTGCAATTGCAAGTATCAAGAAGTATGCAGTATTCTCTAGTTCTGGTACCTTTTCCATTAAGTATAGGAAGATGTGGGCTACACCACGCATCATCAGGATTCCTAACATACCACCAATTAGTAGTACCCAAACCTGTTCTGATACACCAAGTGCTGCTAAGATACTGTCCACAGAGAAAGCTATGTCCATGATTTCAACAGAGATAACTGTAGCCCAGAATACACCGAACCATTTTACTAGTATCCCACCCGTATTCATCTCATGGTTCTCTTCACCTTCATTACCCTTCTTACGATAGTGGTCTATTACAATCCACAGTAAGTACAGAGCACCAATCAGTTTAACGTACCATAGCTTGATTAGTAGAGTTCCTACTCCAATGAATAGGAATCGGAAGAAATAAGCACCAAGTAGTCCATAGAATAAAGCTTTCTTACGTTGTTCCTCTGGTAAGTGCCTTACCATGATAGCAAGTACGAGGGCGTTATCTGCTGATAACAAGCCCTCAAGAATTACTAAACTAAGTATTAAACCCCAAGCTGATTTACTAGTAAGTACTTCTCCCCACATTTGCCAGTCAAAGAACTGTGCGTAGGTATCAAGTATATGTTGTAAGATTTCCATATATTAGAAGTCCCCCTGTAGGCATAAGTTTTCTAGCTGATTCATTGAGTTACCAACTGTAGATTTACCAATGGCACGGAAATTCCAGTCCCCATTACCATCACGGTACAATTCCGCTACAACGATACCTCTTTTATCCTTGAAGTCTGCACCTAACTCGTAGCGCACAATTTCATTACCCTTTTCATCCTTAATACGGATATATGATCCAGGTACCCACCCAAAGTGACCATCCATAGGGGAGAATACATTAGCAACAACGAACAGCTTATGCACATTAGGAGGTATCTTTTCAAAGTCTACATAGATTTCCTCATTGTCACTAGCACCCTTCTTATCATTACCTGTAAGGTCATCTCCAGCATGTCGTACTCCAGGAGCACGTAGATTACCATAGTACACTGTTGTCAGGCGTTGGTTAGTATCCTTAATCAGGAATACTGAAGAATCAATGTCCATTTTAGGGGCACGTACAGGTTTATCAATCAACCCACCGCTTTCCCCTTTAAAAAAGGAAGAGAATTTTTGCATAAAGCTTTTTGCCTCTTCTTTAGAAGGTTTAGCATGGAGTACTTTCGCACCCCAGCTAAGACCAACTGTTACTGTTTTTAGACCATTATTGACTTCTTTAGACAGATTAATTGTTTGACCCTTGGACAGGTTTATCGGCATCCTTAGTTACCTCCTCTGGATTAGCTACCTCTTGTTTAGTTGGAACACCATACATTTCGTTGTAGATAGGTACACCAATTTTATTCAGTTCATCCTCTGTAGCAAGACCCTTTTGCAATACCATTTCTGTAAGGGTTTTCACTTGGATAAACATAGTACGCATTTGCTCCATTAAAGGCTCTTGTGACTTGATAACCATATCACGTGCTTCTTCACGTGTAATCATGCCATTCCAGTAAGCTTTCTGCTTCTGAATCTCTTTCTCCTTACGCTTAATCTCTTGTTGTCTCTGTTGCTTTAGTTTCTTCTCATCAATGTTTTTACCTTTGTTTATTACTGTCATCTAAATCATCTCCATTTTTATATTTTCTAGCTACTTCTTTTTGGAAGCGAGCTACATCCATATGGTATTTACGGATGTAGACTCGGAACCAAAATGCTTTCCAGTACTCAATGGTGTATATATCCCACCAATTTCTCACTTAATCTACTACAACCCAATCCTCTGCTAGAGCATCAGACCCACTAGGTGCCCACGGAGATACATCTCCTTGTGCGGTTTTAATTGCAAGATATTCACGATATGGTACGTCCTTACCACCAAATGCCTCTTTTGCAACCTCTGTTACAGGAGGGTAAGAAGCGGCAGGCACATAGTATACAAACATACCCTTTCCATTCCATCCCTCACGTGCTACCTTACAACCACTCTTTGCCATAAACACTGCTCCACCAATGTCCATCTTGCTACCTAGAATTTCCATATTAGTTTCCTCCTCCTAAGTTACGTTCTTTACTACCAAAGCCTTCCTGACCACGTGCAGTGTTGCCTGCATATTCAAGGAACTCACCGTATGTAGCGAAGCCCTTAGGTGTAACTTTAGTGTAACGCTTGATAACCATTTGTGCCAGTTCATCGTAGTTAGCTACACGAACTGTTTCAGTACCAACGTTGTGTAAAGCTAAACGAATATTACCACGAAATGGCTCATCAATAGTGCGACACAATAGAGTCATTTTCAACTTAGATGTACCTGAACGTGTGTCCAGCATACCATAATGACTTTGTGGGATAGCCATGTGAATACCAGTCTTTAGAGTATAGCTACATCCTGGGTGAATGTCTACAAACCCTTCAGTACTGAATTCACCGTCAAGTAAACGCTCATCAAAGATAGGTAAATCAATACCTGCATCTCCATCGTGGTGATACTTTAGTTGATACCCTGGGATATCAGAGAAGTATGGTAATTCTGGTTGACCTAGCATCATGTCCTTAAATGAGGTAAACTCCTGTTGCGTTTGTCTTAGTGCTGATTCTAAGTCTAGCACCGTTTTCTCTAAATTTGTTAATCTGTCCATGTTCTTGTCCTCCTTGAATGCTTGTTCGACTTAAAAAAACCCTCCCACAAAAACTCGTCTCCCTGCTATAACCACCCTCTGATTCGGCATTTAACCTCGAATAGAGGGGAGTATTTCATTGCCCCTTCTATCACTTCTAGACAACCTCTAGCACCAATCCCATTTGGGTCAGCTTCCTTATGGGGCATTCTACAAACGTACACATCGTCAAAATGCTTATACAGGCGTTTTGCAATTCTTATTGCGTACTCAAAAGCATCACCATCCAGCATAATGTATATAACGTCTATCTTGTCTTTGTTCATTACCAGTTTCATAAACTGTGTATCAGACATAACCTTTCCATGAATAGCTGCTCCGCTATCACCTATTGTGTATGCATCCATTTTACCCTCACAGATAACTGCAACTCCATTGTCCAGTATTAAGTCAATGTTAGACACAATCTCTGATTTACTTACTGCCATCATTCCTTGGTCTATCTGTTCCTCTGTTAGGGATGGGTTCATTACCTTTCTGTAATGCTTCTTCAGAAGCTTTATTTTAGGTGCTGGGTCTATTGTCCTTGCCTGCCAGTATATGAGTTCATAATCTTCAAAGTCAGGCATGATGATACGTCTATCGTATTGACCCCCATCACAATATCCCATTGAATAACGCTCTGCCATACTAAGAGTCAGTCCCCTGCTCCTAATATACTTGACCACCTCTTTTCCTAGTTTTCCCCTAGCTTCTTCTATTGGGACAAACTCGTCAGGTAAAGGGTGTATAGTCTTAACTATCTCAATCTCTGGTGCCTTATACAATCTCTTGTATATCTCTTCCTCTAGGTCATCTGGTAGCTCTTGCTCATACCCATCATATTCTCTGAATATATCCAGTGCTTCCTTGTATGAAATCTGTGTATAATCTGCTATAAGTGAGATTAAAGTACCAGTTGCATCACAGTTATGACAGAAGTATACCTTCCTGTTCACATTGACAAACATCCTGTCTCTATGGTCTTTACAGAAGGGACACTGGTAGCTGTACTGGTCACCCTTCTCGGTCTTATGGTAATTACCCTCTCCTAGTGATCCGTCTAGGTAGTCTGTTATCATCTATATCACCTCTCATGAAAAAGACTCTCACCTAATTAAAGGCAAGAGTCTGGAAATCGTCTCCTAAGTATTAATTGTTACATTGGTGCAACATCGCTCATATCTTTTACTGCAAAGTACCTGTGCTTCTTCTTATCGAAATCATATGCATATAACAACATCTGATACTCTGGGTGCCAATCAGTCTTACCCCAGTAGAACCCTGTTACCCTCACATAACGCCTAGCCTTCTCCCCACGCCAGTTAATGTATACAAAACTCACTTCATCATCTAAGTGCAGGTTTATCATCTTGCATCCTCCCCTACAGCTATTCCTCTACCTACTGTAAATGTTCTCACGACATCCATTCCTGCATACTGAGCTATATCTGGTAAGGGTTCAGTCGTCTTGCTTATCTTTCTACAACTATCTAGTAACTCCTCATAGGTTCCGTTATCTAATATAACATAATCAGGATTCCTATACTTCTTTATATGAAAGTCATGGACTTCCTTCATAATACGTCTCTCAATGTCATATCCATTAGCATCCAATTTGTATTCCCTCCCCTCTTCCGTATACCACTATTATAGGTAGGTTATTGAACATTAAACGAGTAGGCAAGTTGTGGTCAAGGGGCACAGGATTAGCTATGCTTTTCATAACACTAAGCTTTGTTTTAGTGTTTTCATCCATTATAACATATCTTGCCTTCCTACCAGTGATTGTTTCAAACTCCCCTATCTTTCTATAGATGACACACTCTATCTCCCTGACAATTGCACTAGCCTTTAGTCTCCCCTCTGCTTTCTCAAGGTACTTAGATATAGGCTTATCTAAACCTGGTAATGTGAGGGCATGTTTAGACCTTCCACTATTATGCTGCAAATTCAAGCACCACCGTTCTACCGTCCTCTTTAACCACATTGAGGTACTTATTAAACAACTGTTTAAGATGTTCATTATGAGTGATAACAATAACTGTACCAAAGATTTTAGCCTTCTCTTGTAGAAGTTCAATAACAGTGTTACAACCGATTTCATCTAGACCATCGAATACCTCATCATATACGATGATGTCCAGTTTCTTATTAGACCTAGATGACACAAGGTCTTGCAGAGCCATGTTAATAGCAACGTCAACCCTACGTTTTTCACCATTACTGTTACCCTTGTACTCATCATCACCGTGAATGTTAGTGACCTTTACGGAGAACTTATCTTTAATCTTACCATTTTTAAGCTTCTCTTGTGTAGTAAATTCAACCTCAATAGTTGATTCAGTTAGCTTAGATAGATAGTAGTTTGCACGTTCATTAAGGAATGGAGTCACACTGTCCAGTAGGACTGACTTGATACCTTGGTTACTGAAGCCATTAACCCAGAATTCATACTTCTTAGCCATAGCCATGTGCTCTTCCATCTTCTTGTTAGTCTCTTGTATCTTAGCTTCCAGAACCTTAGCGTCCTCTATGTTCTTCTCAATAATCTCTGTAAACGTAGAGTTCTTTAGGTCTTCCTGCTCTTTTATCTGTCTCTTGATACTAGCGATTGATTTCTCAATAGAAGCCTTCTTGCTATCAATTGACTTAATTTCACTATTGGTTTCTGCCAGTTCTGTACGTAGGTCATTTAGACTTACCTCTAGAGGTTTCTTCTTCTCTAGCTTCTTGTTAGTGGCTTTCAAATAACCAATCATTTCTTCCAAATCGTCTTCCGCTTCTTCTCGCTCTTTCTTGTTTTTGTCTATATCACTTTGTAGGTGATTTTCGATTGCGGTTGTGTCTTCCAAAGGAAGCGCTTGCCCACATGCAGAACAGTTTTCTGGTATGTCTCTTTTGTTCTTGACGTCATCTAGTTGTTTTTCTGTCTTCTTAATATGCTTGTTATATCTATCAATCTCTTTCTCTAAGGCGTTAATAGTGCCTAGTAGTTCTGTCTTCTGCTTCTCAGTTGTCTCGTATGAAGCCAGACCCTTCTCTACGTCAGCTATTAATCCTTTTACTTCTTCCTTATCTTCCTCTAAGTCCTTGGTACTGGGCTGTAGACTTAATTGGTCTTCTGTCTCTTCTAGCTCTTTATTAAGTTCACCAATACGTACATCTACAGTCTTCTCTAGTGCTGCTTCCTTATTCTGTAAGTCTTCAATAGTGGTTCTGATAGTAGATAGACCAGTTTGAGTGGCTTGTATGTCAGAATTAAGCTTAGAGATTTCCATCTCTTCTTTAGCTAATCCCTTTTTAGCTTCTTCCTGCATATCCTTGAATAGCTCAATTTGTAGCATTCTTTCTAGAACCTGCTTTTGGGTAGCATCTGTTGCTAGGGCGAACATAGTATCTGCACCTTGACCAAACATGATAGAATTAGAGAACGTTACAAAGTCCATACCGATAATGTCCTCAATCATCTTATCTGTATCAGTGTCACTCTTGCCTGTTATATTCTCACCATTTCTATATAGAAGAACATGGTTCTTATATTCTCGATGCTTACGATGGCGAACAATCTGGTATTCGTCTCCCATATCATCATAGATTTTTAGAGACACCCTTGTATCCTTTTCAGCAATACGGTTAACCACCTTGTCAGGCTTAAATCCACGGATTGTCTTACCATAGATACACCATGTTGGGGATTCAGACACTAAAGTAGACTTACCTGACCCATTGCTATCAAAAGCTGTAGAGTCCTTATTGTCTCCCTGTACAAGCACTAACCCCTTATTAGAGAGGTCTATTGATGCTTCTTGAATAGATAGAAAATTCTGTACTTCTAATTCACCTAGTCTCATTCCTCTTCCTCCTTGTTACTCTTAGACTCAATAACTACTCCTACAAGTTCCAGAATGGCTACGACCACTTCAGCTATAACCTCTCCAATTATCATTCTATCACCTTCCCGTATGTCGTTCGCCCTTCACAAATAAAAAAGAAAGCGATTGAGAATTTTCTCAACCGCTACTTTAGGACTCCCCATTCTCTAAATCTATTGACTATTATACCGAATTTACGCTTCAAGCCATCTGCATTGTCTTTTCTAGCAGCGTGGTACAGAAACTCCTCAGGTATTTTTGTCTCTAGGGCTTCCCACTTTTTATTTAACATCTTGGCATGTCTTACCATACTCTTTTGAAACATTTCTGCTTCTATAGGGTTTAGTTCCACGATGACTTTACCTTTATCCTGTTTAACTATCTTCACCTTAACCCCTCCGTTTCTTACCACCTCTAGGTTTAGCTGGAGCTGGCATAACCACTTTCTTAAGGTCTGCTGTAGGCACATCATCAAACCATAAATCGTTATACTTGTTTACATAGAACTCTCCAGTGTTGCCCCAACCACACCAACCAGTACAGTTGAAGTTAGTATCTGAACGCTTTTTCTTGTAGATGGTGTACTCTGCACACCAGGGACACCATATAAGTTTCTCATTATTTTGTAATTTCCTAGTAAGTCTAGGAGGTCTCTCATCCTCTGGTTTAGGGAATGCAAACCACTTACCGTTCCCTATACCGTGGTCTGTGAAATATGTTATAGCTTTACGTTTGACTTTAACAGGTTGACGTACACATGTAGTACACATCAGTTACACCCCTTTCGCTTGCTGTACCCTTTGAAGTATTTCTAACCCTAGCTCCAAAGCATCTGGGTCATATTCTTCAGCGTACTTAGTTATAATATCCTCAAAGCTCATTCCTATTTTAACAGGGACTCTTAGCTCTTCCTTGTATTCTTTCTTTAGGATGACCTTATACAACAAGTTCACAGGAGCTACTGATGATAGCCATGCTGCATCTTCAGCATTTAGCTCAAAGCGTAGATAGTTACCCAGTCTAGCATGTTCTTCCAATACCGCTCCATCCATGATAGCGTCTCTGTCTAAGGTTAGGAATTTAGGATTAGGGATAGGTATCAGCTTAGTATCAAAGCGTTTGCTAGTGTCTGCTACTACAAAGCCCTTGTCCTCTCCTTCATCTCCATGACTATGCTCTAGTGGAGAGCCAACATACATTACATGAGGGTGACCTCCTAGTAGTTGATACATATGGAAGTGACCCAAGAATACATATTTGAACAGGTCAGGTCTCAAGTCCTCTACAGTAAAGGCATCAGCCATAGGGAAGTTACCATTACCTACGAACCCACCACTGATTCCCATGTGTCCTAATAGGATAGGATTCTCTAAGTCAGTAGGTATAGACTCAAGGAAGGTCTTAATCATCTGTGCATTCTTGCTATAAGGTACACACACTACATCAGCGTCCCCAAACTTCACTATGCGGTAGTCATCAACAACTGTTATGTTGTCTAACTCTCTAAACGAGTGTAGTGAGTGTTGTGGGAAGTCACTGTTATCTATTTGGTCATGGTTACCAGGAATCATCAGCACCTCAATACCTGCTTCACCTATAGCCTTAATTTCATCACGTAGACTATTGTAAACCACTGTATGTACTCTTGCTCTCTGGTGGTATAAGTCTCCTGCAAACATCATGTGCTTAATACCGTTAGCTAAACAGTACTCTTTCTTGTATCGTAAAGATAGAATAATTCTATCTAATCGTGTAGACCCTGTAAGGTCAGATGGTTTATTGTGCTCTGGGTATATGTGTCCATGCACGTCTGCTGATATTGCGTACTTCATGGTATCATCTCCTATTTATTGTAGTAATTTGTTATATATTCTATAGGCTCTGGGTCTGGCTCAACCTTTAAGCCTAGAGTCATGAATACTGTAAAAATTGCCCTTGCGTAGCCTAAATTCCAGTAGGCATTTATGGAGTTTTCTTTCCACTCTTTCCTACACTCTTCAATGATGGACAAAGGAACATCTACTACAATCTCACCTGGCTCATGGATAAACTCTTCTATGTGTAGCTTGCGTACTACCCATCCTAAGCCAGCCTTTATACCCCAGTCTGTAGCACTTCTGTCTTCTACATCTGACCACGCTTCAACAAAACTTTTAATAGTCCCCTTACGTATCTCGTTTAACTCAATACGCACCATACTCATCTTGACCCCTCCTATTTATATTGTATTGGTTCTGCCTCTTCTACAGTAAAACCAAAGTCCTCTATTAAACCTCTCAAAATGCTCAGATGACACACAGGTCGCTTACGATGATCACAGTAACAAGCTATCGCCACTGTCTTACCTTCTGTCAACCAATAAATAACCTCGCTAAACTGACTAAAGAAGTCTCCACGCTCTTCCCATTCAGCTAGTAGGCTTTCAGTGTAGCGTTCAAACCACCCATCCAGTCTACCTTTTCTATTATGCTCCTTGGTGAACGTGACAAGCTCTCTAGTAGGTGCTAGTCCTGGCTTATGCTCCCACCACTGGAAATAAGTTCTACCCTTAGGTTTCCCTACTGCTAACAGTTGTACGTCAGCATCAGGCATAACCGTCCTTCCATGAATAGTACACAAGAGAACCTTGCCCCTTCCCTTTAAAGAAAGGGATTCTTTGAATTCCTTCTCCGTGGTATCTTTTAAGCATCTTAAACAACGATAGAGGTTACCACTGTTGATAACCTCTACGTTGTGTCCACGCTTTTTACAACTTGGACAATTCATTATTTATTCCTCCAGTCTAAATGTGTTAATAGGTAAAGAGCCAATCCCCGTACCATAACTAACAGTTTTACTGTATCTGATACGTTCCTTCTTTAGGTAGTCCTCAAAGTGGGCTGATTCAGTTCTCATAGTTATATCGTAACTATCAACTGTTCCCTCTCTTATCATACCTACGATAGCTGCAAAGTGTTCCTTTAGAGTAGTTCCATGTTCTAACATTGACTATTCCCCTTTCCCCCAGTAAACAGTACCACACTCACCACAACCACCCACATAGTATATACCCTCAGTAGTTTTAATAGCATTCATTATAACTCTATTAAAGATAGGATTTGTTACCTCACCTGCCAGAATAGAATTAACATTTATGCTCTTAGAGTAACACTTAGAGCATGGAGTCTCCACAACCATAGGGTTGTGATGGATATTTCCTAGAAAACTCCAGTAGTTTAAGTCTGCTCCCTCTTTACCTAGTAGTTTTAATGGTGGTACCTTCTCCGTCACTATTCCCATATAAATCCTCCCTATTCGTATGAACTCAAGGTCATCGTAGCGTAGTCTATTTCATTATTGATGGATATATTGGCTTCACCATCCCTGTGTTTAGAGATATAGATACGCATTTCGCCATCTTCTTTTTCTTCCGTAGTCTGACATAGAGCCATCATAAAGTCTGCAATGTTAGCTTTATTGAATGCCTCTGCTAAGTCACCAATTGTGATAACCTTCTTGTCTAGTGCTCCACGGTTAGCCTGTGATGCAGTCCACACTGGACAGTCATACTCAGCTGCTAAGTCACGTAAGTCTAAGTACACAGACTCTAATTCGAAACGCTTGTCAGCGTAGGTTCTACGTGGTTGTACAAGGTCACCGTAATCGACAATAATAACGTCAGGCTTAATGCCTTTCTCCATCCATAACCTAGTAAGGTATGAACGCATTGTGTGTACCGTACAATCATTAGTCTTGTACTTCTTAACGAACAGTTGACCTCTCTTAGTCTTCTGCATATTCATAATCGCTTTAAGTATCTTGTCTGGGTTATCTTTCATATACTCGAATGATTTACCCATTAAGCGTTGGTCATAACGCTTAGTAACCTGTTTCTCTGGCATCTCTAGTGTGAAGTGTACTACGTTGTAACCTTCTAGTACTGCTCCTGCACCAATGTTAATCAATGCAATAGATTTACCACGGTTAGGAGGTGCGATAACAACCCCTAGTTCTCCTCCACCAAGACCCCCATGTAGAATATTATCTACACCAGATATCCCTGTTGGAATCCTACGAACACCATCCGTACCCTCACGATAGTTCTCAATACGTTCTTGAGCATTGGAGTAGTAATCTGTACCCAAGTCACCAATGTCTTCACCTATTCTAAGAGCTTTACCTACCAGGTCTTCTATCTTATTGAAATCCTCTGATGTACCCTTTTCCAGCAACCCTACAGAGTCCCAGATAGCCTGTTCAATTGCAGAACGCCTACCAAATGCAATAACATTGTCCTTTATATACTCCGCATCTGACAGGTCAGCATCAAA